CTTGGATCAATGATGGGTCATATGTTTATTACGATGGTGCATTAAATGTCGGCATTGGTACAACTACCCCGTCAACCAAATTACATGTAGTTGGCACAACTCTATTAGCAGGTGAAACTGATGTAACAGGTGATTTTGCCGTTAATACAGACGCACTTTGGGTAAACGCTTCTAATGGCAGAGTAGGCATAGGTACAGTTTCGCCAGCAGTAACACTTGCCATTCAAGGAACAGATGCTGTTCTTCTAACAGTTGGTACAACCGCCCAGCGCCCAGCAGGTTTAACAGGAATGATCCGTTTTAATTCAACTAACGATGGATTTGAAGGGTACACTTCAGCCTGGGGCGCAATTGGCGATGTAACAGCATCAAGTCTTGCCACAGTTGCAACTTCAGGTGATTACACTGACCTTATCAGCTTGCCAACCCTTGGTACAGCCGCAGCGACAGCAATTACAGATTACGCGACGTCAGCGCAAGGCACGTCAGCAGACACCGCCTTTGGTTGGGGCGATCATGATGCAGCTGGGTATCTTCCTCTTACAGGCGGCACTATGACGGGTCAGCTCACATCACCAAACATTAACCTGACAGGTTTTCTTAATTTTACAGGAACAGGCACCTCACTCATATACTCTAATGACGGCGGCGAAGATATAGAAATACGTGTTAACAATAGCCAATCCGCAACGGCGACGGACCTTCTGTTGCGCGGACGCGGGGCAAATGACACAATCACAACTACTATTGGAAACACTATTGTAAGTCAAATAACAAGCACTGGGCTAGTTGTTACAGGCACAGTTGACGCGACAAGTTATACTGGCGACGGTTCAGCACTGACTGGAATTTCAGGCGGCGGAGGCGGAGGCGGAATAACATGGGAACTAAAGACAACCACATATACCGCAGTAGCAAACGATGGAATTATTGCTGATACCTCAGGCGGCATTTGGACACTAACATTGCCAGCAACTCCAGCCACAGGCGACGTCGTACAATTGGTGGACGGGGCAGACTGGAATGCAAATAACCTAACAGTTGCCCGTAATGGAGAAACAATTGAAAGCGTCGCGTCTGATCTAATTATGGACGTTGGTAATATTGCGGTTGACCTTATTTTTGATGGAACAACATGGCAGGTGACATCACAAGCCAGTGGTTATAGTGGTGAGGCAGTAACAACAACTGGCATACAGACATTAACAAACAAAACAATGGATGATGTTGCACTAACTGGTAAGGTAACTGAAGCAGTGTTTGTTATTACAGGCACAACACCGGAACTTGATCCCGCCAATGGTACAATGACTACTTGGGTATTATCAGGTGCATCGACCCCTACCTTTGCTGCAACTTGGGCACAAGGTGAAAGTATGTTGATACTTATTGATGACGGTTCAGCAAATACAATTACTTGGCCATCTATGTTGTGGGCTGGCGGAGTTGAACCGACATTAGCAACTTCCGGATATTCAGCCATAACCATATTTAAGCTTGGGGCAAACATTTTTGGAATATACGCAGGCGACTTTTCATGATTACATTAGCCGGAAAATTGCGACTAACACCACCTCAGGGACCAAAAGGACAAGTTCTATTTATCTCTGGAAATTCCTCATGGACTGTCCCTGCTGGTATTACTAGCATATCGGTGTTAGTTGTCGGCGGCGGCGGAGGATCAGGCGGATCAGGCGGCGGAACTGCTGGCGGCGGCGGCGGCGGCGGCGGTACATCATACCAAACTAGTATATCTGTTACCCCAGGCGAAACTTTATCAATCTCTGTAGCTGGTGGCGGTAGTGGGGGGTCAGCAACTAACAGCAATGGCTCTTCCGGAGGAGTTTCTAATATAAAACGCGGCTTCTTTACAACTCTAATTCAGGCAACAGGTGGCGGCGGCGGCAGTGGGACAAGCGGCAGCGCAAGCGGCGGTAACGGCGGCACAACATTGGGGTATAGTGGCGGCGGCGATGGCGGCGATGGCGGCTCATGGCAAAACAATAACGGTGGCGGCGCTGGCGGCGGTGCAGGCGGCTATTCTGGCGATGGCGGACAGGGTGGCACAGGAAATAGCAACACTGGTGGTACTGGCGGCTCTGGTGGCGGCGGCGCAGGCGGCGCTGGTAATTCCGGACGTTCTGGCGGTGGTGGCGGCGTTGGTATGTTGGGCGCAGGCACCGACGGCATTTTCCCTTCCGGCGGCGGCTCTGGCGGCGGAGATGGTGAAGCTGTTGGTGCTGCCCGATCAACAGGATCATTTGGTGGCGAATACGGTGGTGGCGGTGGCGCAGTAGAAGATGACACAAATGCTACTGGTGGTGTCGGAGATGGTGGCGCAGTCAGAATCATATGGGGTGCTGCTCGATTCTACCCAAGCACAGGCACAGCCGATTCATAAATATCAAGAACTAATAGTTAAAGGATAATCAAGATGACTAATATATCAAGTATTCTAGGTCCAACTGGCTTAGCAACCGCAGCACAAGGCGCAAAGGCTGATCTTGCGGTTGCAAGTGATACTTCACTTGTTACTGGTTCAGACCAAGTTACTAATATAGTAAGTGTAACACAAGCAGAATATGATGCATTAACACCAAATTCTACAACTGTTTATGTGATTGTAGGATAAATGTCATCATTTAATTATAATTCAAATTTAGCAGACGCCGTATTCTATGGTGCCAATGAAGTTGACGCCATTTACCAAGGAGGCACACAAGTTTATTCTAAGGGGTTTACATGGTCGTATGTAGCAGACGAAACGAATAGTAATAGTACAACTATCACTATTCCTTCAACAGCGCAAGTGGGTGATCTTTGTGTGTTGTATGACGTAACTGCGGTCGGCAACAACAACGTAACGCCAACTGGATGGACGTCGATAATTTCTAATGATAACACCTTTGAGAATAACTTTAGTTACAAAGTGTTGACATCAGGAGAACCTGGCAGTAGTGTTTCCGGTCAAACTGGTGGCCAATACTCAATAAAGATTATGATGGTTTTTAGACCTTCCGTAGCAGTAACCATCACAACAGGTACATTGCAAATCACACTCGAAACCAATGGCGACCCTGCCCCTATAACAGTTAATACCAGCGCCATTGCATTTTCAGGTTTGGCCATTGGCGTAGCAAAAAACTACGCCACCACCCTTACAACAACTGGCAACGCAAATTGGAACGCCACTTCAATTTATAATGAAAGTACATCAAGCACCAAAGCTCATGCTAGAATGTTCTACAAACTTCAAAATGCAGGGTCATTAACCAACCCAACACTTGATATGCCAGATTTGGGCAGCTTTAACACGTTGTTTGGCATTTACTTTGCAGGTACTCCAGTTTAAATAATCATAAATACTTGACAATAGAGTGAAAATATTGTATTCTTTAGAGAGATAACGCATGGGCTTGCCGCCAACCGGATCACAAATAAGTATCAACACTGTCCAAGTATTTTATGGATTCATTGATGAAAGTAATCGAAGTTTGAGTCAATTAGGCACAGAAGTCGGGATTACTGTCGGCAATACTGTGAGTTTATCAGCCACATTTGGTGGCCAATAAAGGAAAAATATGAATATCAATCAATTAGAATATGAAATGTTTGCACTAGCCGACTTTACCCATCCTGGCATGCGCTTACATCAAATTCAAAAAGACATCGCACAGCGTTTCCCACTCAGTTCAGCAGACATGTTCTTACAGGCAATGAAGGATGCCATTATGGCTAAGCACACACCCGCAGAACTTACAGTGACCGAAGAAGATGTAATTAATTACCACATCACCAGATTGGCCAAGATAATGTCAGTAGATATGCTGACAACAGGTAAAACCAGTCAAGACGCTATGTTACAGGCGATCAATTTACCCGACGACAACTTTGATGCAGTTATCCGGTTGACCAATAAATTGGCAACGGCTCTTAATTCTAGAGTAAAAGAAAATGAGTCTATCACTAATGCTAATCATATCACAGGAAAACTATGACTTCAATCTCTATTTGTGTGCCCACACGCGACGAAGTAAGTATAGATTTTGCCATTTCACTAAGCGAATTGCGTGCAGATTTAGCAGCACATGGGATCACACATTGGCTTCATACGTCAAGGGGTAGCGTTCTACCCGCACAACGCAGACAGCTTGTGTTAGAGGCACAGACTATGGACGCAAGTCATATTTTGTGGTTAGATTCTGATATGAAATTCTCTGGCAATGTCTGTCGCCAACTATTGGTGCATGATGTAGACATTGTCGCTGCTGCATATCTTACCCGTGATGGTAAATGCTTGCCCACCGCATTCCGTGAGGATGGTGATCGTGGTGAACGGGTGTTCCCTGTCGGAACAGCCTTAATGGAAGTGGATGGGTGCGGCATGGGCTTAATGTTAACAAAAACAAGTGTGTTTTCATTATTGCCTCAACCTTGGTTCAATTTTATTTGGGACCGTGAATACGAATATTTTAACGGCGAAGACATATATTTTTGTCAAAATGCTGCTGACTTGGACATTATGACATATATTGACCCAGTAGTCAGTCGCCAAGTGCATCATATCGGTGCAAAGGCATATGGATACGATTGATGTTTACTGCACTATTTGACATGGCCCATGCGCTGAGATCACCTTGGCCTGTGTGTTACACCCATGACACCGACGATTTATCACAGGCAAATGCATATGTATCACGTGGCCAGTACGTATGGCTAGTATGTGAGAGCATTGCCCTCCGTGATGATTTTTCGCTAGCGTGGACACCTTCTGACGATCAACAGTTTAATATTCATGCGTTTCCATATTGCAGGGAGCGTGGCAAAGCAGTCATTAGATGGGACGCTGTTAGGTTAGTGCCGACTGATCCTACACATAGATCATATGAAGTGAAACAACGTGAAATTGCAGCATATGATAAAAATCGTTACTCAATATTTTTTGTCAGTAATTATCAGCCCGATGCAGTAAAAACGTATCAAACCTATAAACAACGTTTCCCCTCAGCTTCATTAATTCGTGACCCAGAAAGTCACACTGATATGCTTAAAAAAATTGGACGAAGTCTATATAGTCGTTATGCATGGGTTATCGACATTGATATGGTGTTGGGGTCGACTGTTAATCTATACTTCGATCCAGATATTGAAAACAACAACTCGTATGTATGGGATCGTTCAGCGGCCATAGACAATGATATAATGCCATATGGAGTATCACTTTTATCTTATACTTATATCACGTCGTTATCTAATGCACCAGCCCATGATTTTAATATTATCGGTGAAGAAATTGGCCAACGATTGTTCTAATTTTACTTAGAATTCGTGGATTTTGCAAAACAAGCTTTGCTCCTAGGTGAAGTGGGATAGGATGGCGATCATATTTAACCCACGTATAACCTTCACTTTCTGAATTTAAGATGGGAATAAATTCTTCTTCTATAGCCAGATTGATTTCAGATTAGTTAACATAAGTTGCAATATAAAATATTTATAAATATTTTATTAAGTCGATAGAAAAATATTGACAAATACTTTTGATAAATAATAACGATAAGGATATAATATGACACGAGTAGATCGCCCACAATTCAAAACAGATACTGGTCTGCGTTATCCGGATAACACAAGTGCGCAGATTTCGCCAGCCGACATCAGGTCACAAATGGATAATATCGCAGATTCTGTGTCATTCACCACTACGAGCAACACTGGTGCCCCAAGTGCGACCGACGATAGTGCTGGTACCGCTGGTAATGGATCATTCGGTATTGGCGACTTTTGGGTCGACAGTGTGTCTGACACTGTTTATATTTGTGCAGTCAATACTGACTCCGCCGCAGTTTGGCAAATAACAGCCACTGACTTTGCAGTCATCGCTGACGGCGACGCGTCGGCAAATCAAATTGCAATTTGGCAAGATGATTCAGTAGTAGTCGGCACATCAAATTTCACATATGCAGCAGGCGTGATGAATGTAGCAGGCACAGTAGCAGCAACAGATTTTACAGGTGATGGTTCTGCATTAACTGGATTTGCTACTGTTGCGATTTCAGGTGATTACACTGATCTTGTCAGCTTGCCATCCCTCGGCACAGCCGCAGCGACCGCAATCACAGATTACGCCACAGCGGCACAAGGTGCAACTGCTGACACTGCCTTACAAGACGCAGACATTGGCTCGTCAGTGCAGGGCTACACAAATATCCTTGCCAATACCACATCATCCTACACCACGGCAGAGGAAACCAAGCTATCGGGGATTGAAACTGGGGCCACGACAGATCAAACAGCAGGTGAAATAGAAGCAATTGTTAATCACGACAACCTAATTGGGTTTGTTGCAAATGAACATATCGACTGGTCATCTGATCAAGGTGCGACAAATATACATTCAGATAATTATACAGATACTAACACGACTTATGTGTCCAGTGATTTTGACCATGACTCATTAATAGGGTTTGTTGCAAATGAACATATTGACTGGTCATCTGATCAAGGTGCGACAAATATACATCCAGATAATTACACCGACACAAACACGACTTACACTGTAGGTGACGGCGGCTTGACGCAGGTTAACTTTACAACAACCTTAGACACTAAACTGTCCGGCATTGAAGCCTTAGCGGATGTGACAGACGCAACTAATGTTAATGCTGCAGGCGCAGTTATGAATAGTGATGCAACAACTACAGCAATGGCATTTGTAATTGACGAAGACACATTGGTTTCGAATAGTGCAACTAAAATACCAACACAACAATCAGTCAAATCGTATATTGACAGTACAGTCGCCTCATCTGTAAAATACAAAGGCGGGTATAATGCAAGCACGAATATTCCTAATTTGGATACAAGTCCTTCGGGCGTGGCTACTGGCGACATGTATACTGTTACTGTCGCTGGTACATTCTTTTCAACATCACTAGAAGTTGGTGATGTACTGATAGCTGAACAAGATGACCCTACTATAGAGACACAATGGACTGTTGTAAACAAAGATTTAAACGCCGCATCCATCAAGGTGTCATATGAAAGCAATGCTGATACCAATGCATTCACAGATGCAGAGCAAACAAAATTAACTGGAATTGAAACAGCAGCTACCGCTGACCAAACTCCTGCCCAGATTAAAGCCGCTTATGAAGGTGAAGCTAGTGCTTTTACGGATGCACAGTTTACTAAACTAGGTGGTATAGAGACGGCTGCTACTGCCGATCAAACTGCAGGACAGATTGAAGCGGCTGTTAACCATGATAACCTAGTAGGTTTTGTGGCTAACGAGCATATAGACTGGACTACCGATCAAGGCGCGACAAATATTAATGCTGGTAACTATGTTAATACTACCTACACCGTTGGTGATGGTGGTCTGACTGAGATAAACTTCACTACCGCAGATAATAGTAAGCTAGACGGAATTGATGCACTAGCAGATGTAACGGATACTACTAACGTTACAGCCGCAGGCGCATTGATGGATAGTGAGGTGACGAATCTTGCGGCAGTTAAAGCGTTTGACGGGGCTGACTATGCAACAGCGGCCCAAGGTTCAACTGCTGATACTGCCCTGCAAAGCGGAGACATCGGGTCAACTGTTCAGGCATATGACGCTGACGCGCTCAAGGCTGACGTGCCTGACAACCTCACAGCGGGTTTCACTGCGTCTGTTCCCGATGACGGGACGCAAAGCGGTGGCACAACCTACACACCTAGCGTCACTGCGGCAGTGACGGACTCCAACTACAAACAGATCGTCAACGGTGGAGCGTTTCCACTTGCTGCCCCTACCTTGGCGACAAACACGGCAACAGACATTGTAATTTTCATGACAAACAACGCCAGCGCGGGGGCAGTCACGACAAGCGCAATCGATAACGTTTCTGGCGATGCCTTCACAACCACTGACGGTGATAAATTCATTTTACGAATGACGATCTTGAACATTGGTGGAACGGACTATTCTACGGTTAATGTGGAAGCGTTACCGTGAGTCTGATCTTGCCAATGAGAGGCGGAAGGTACGCCGCTGCGGGTGGTAGCGAAACTACAATTTACTCCGTAACAGACACTGAAGGGTTTACCACACATAATTCTTCATCAATTAGCCTGACGGCGGCTTTTGGTACTGCTTATGCCGATAGAGAAATATGGGTTGTGGTCCCTACAATGCAGGGCACCGGCTCTACTGAAACCAACACAGTCACCATTGGTGGCAATTCTATGACAAAAGTTTTCGAGACCGCAGTAGTATCTTTTGCTAGTGCAACAGCGGTATCGTACTGGAAATATAAAGACGATGGGGCGCTCGGCACATCAGGAACCGTTGTAGTTAACTTTGACGACGACCAAGTTCATTCGGGAGTCCTTGTCTTTACTGTTGCTGGCGAAGCGGAATTGTTAGATTCTTATTCTGATACCACCACTGGTGCCACGCCTACATCCGGAACAATCGACACCTCTGAAGATGGGTGGGCTTTTTACTGTGCGGCGTCACAGAATTCTACTTCTGGCCTTGCTCTTGGATTTGGTAACCGTGGTTCGTTTGATATGGGTTCTAACGAGTGGGTTGTGTATGGCTTTAATTCTCCGGAAGACAATGGGACAGTTACCATTTCCCCTGCACTAAGTGACGGCACCGCAAACAGAACTATATCCGGCATTTCAACAACTGTTACATAAAGGAGCGACAAATGCTTGCACATATTAGAAGCGGCGAAATAATCCGCAAATATAACGACAGAAAAGGACGTGTGACGCTGGAAAACGGCGACACAGTTTCACCACCTGTTGCGGGATACATCAACGGCAACGACCGGATCGTCCCTATCGTGGAGGTAACGGTGGACAACTCGACAACTACAAACACCTATCAGGCAACCGTTGAAACTGTAGAGGCTGAGCGTGTTCTGCTCACTGTTACCATCTCAGATATGTCGATTGAGGATGTCCGCGCGACATTGAATCGAGAAGTCAACCTTGCCTATTCCGAGGCGATGAAACCACTTAGTAAAGACTACCCTATTGAGGAGCGTGAAGGCTGGGCGGAACAAGTGGAAGCGGCTAAAGAGGTGGTTGCAGGTGGTCAAAATGATCTGATTGATGTGCTACGTGGACCGACTGGAGAGACCGCAGTAGAAATGGCAGAGAAAATCCTTCGACTGCGAGCGCAGTATCGAGTTATGTATGGAGTGTTGACTGCAACACGTCGCGCTCTTGATATGCAAATCACAAACGCAACCACACTGACCGAATTGCAGGCCGTAGATGTTCGTGCTGGGTTTGGTCTGTAGGTGGACGCGAAGTTCGTCTTTGCTATAGAATAGGGAGGTTACAAGGTATGGAAGTTCGCTACAAAAGAATTGAAGACACTCACCAATACATACTTGAAACCCCCATAGTCTGGGCCATAGGTTTCAAAGGTAATGATAAAAAAGAAGTAGTCCCTATAGGATTTTCATTTGACGTGTCTATACCTTGGTTTCTTAGATGGGTTTTTGACATACACAATCCCGATTATTTTATTGCGGCAGCATTGCATGATCATTTACTAAACCTTGGTTATGACAGAGTATCCGCAGCGGGCGCATTTAATCACGGACTTCTTGCACGTAAAGTACCGTATATGACTCGTTTGGCCATGACTCTAAGTGTTGCACTTTTTAAATTTGAATAGTAAAGGTAAAAACGCCACATATCATAGTTGGCCAACGATTGTTCTAATTTTACTTAGAATTCGTGGATTTTGCAAAACAAGCTTTGCTCCTGGGTGAAGTGGGATAGGATGGCGATCATATTTAACCCATGCATATCCCTCACTTTCTGAATTCAAGATAGGAATAAACTCTTCTTCCACAGTGGCCAAGAATGTATCGTATTCAAAACTTTCATCATTGCTGACCATTTTATGCAATGGATAGAATTTAGTAATTTCAGGCAGGAACCCAATTTCCTCGACTAATTCACGCTGAATAGTTTGGACTGGAGTCTCAGTGCCTTCACAGCCGCCGCCCCAAAATCCCCAATAATTTTTATTTCGACGATCAGGAGCACGCAATTGCAGCAACATTCGTTGCGTAGTTTCGCACAATATAATACAGCCACTGGCACATACAGTTCTCATATGAATAACCTAAACCAGCCTTCTCTATATGTACCCTCATAACTATTCTGCCAAAATGTACCCGTCCATTCAAATTGCACGTTAGAGTATAAGTTGGTAACATACTCTGTACCAGAACTTGCACTTGCGTCAAACACGACAACCCATGCACTGCCATTGTATTCAATTATATCATTTGCACTAGCGGCAACATTGCTCCATAGACTGTCATCGGGTGTGTATTCCAGCACTAGATAGCGCTGTCCGGATGCTGCGGCAGCAAGTGTACCGTCGCCAGGATAATTGTTCTGCGGATTGATGACATTGTCTACAGATTCTTGTGTGTCTGTCGGCAATGTGTCGGGATCAATTGTGACAGCCATTCGGCTCACGTCTGATAAGTCATAATCTATCGTACCTATCACGTCATTGCTAGGATCGGTCACGTCATTTCCCTGTCGTAATCGAATTTGACTGATGCCAGGCCGCACCTCACCGTAAGCAGAAAATACGTCAGTTTTCCAATTGAGGCTTGCATTAACGACACCACCACTGTCTAGTAATGTTGCAAAACCATTCTCATATCTAATCCAATAATCTTCTAATGTAGTAATAACGTATTCGCTATCCGTGGTCAAATCACCAACAGTCCATGTTTCAAAGTCTGTGTCATCAAGCGTATGCACTTGGGTAAGAATAGTCTGAATAATATTCATACGTGATACCCGCGCAGGCGGATTGATAAAGATAGGCATTTGAAACGTCAACGTAGCGACGTCAATAGAGTTGTCAGCACCACTTGGTAATGTTCGGCTACTCCAGTTTGTGCTGGTCATTTCACAATATGTCAGTGACGACCAGTCTAAAGGATTTTCATTTGTATGTAAATTAATTCCTGGGTTGAACAGCACAAGAATCTGCTCTAATAATTGCAGTTTTTGATCGGTATTGCTAGTCCAAATATCTACAGTCATGGTCAGCACATATGGGACAGGAGTATAACGCGTTACGTCATAACTCTGGCCAGGTTCATCCACGTAAGCATGTAGGTCTTCGTCAAATCTCTTTTCAATTACCTTCAATGTTTCCTCAAATTGAGGGTAACGGCGCAAGTCAGGGTTCATCTCCAAGTTGTTGACATAACAACTAATAAACGGAATAGTGTTTAGAGTATTTTCACTGTTATCTTTGAGAATGTGTCCAACCTGTCGGCTCATGTCGCCGTAACGCGCGGGCACCTGACTGTACACAGGATTCGACTGCGCGTCAAACCCTTTTTGAACAGTGAATGATCCAAACACTCGTATGAACTGTAACAAATATTTTCGTATCTGTTCGTCGTAATAAAAAATCATATTAAATCCCTGTAATTATGTGTGCCGTATCTATCTATCAATTTGAACCAAACCCTGCTGTAAACCCTGCTGTAAACCCTGCGTCTACACCCGCGATCAGGATGTCAGTGCCGCTATAGTCGGGCCGCGCGAGAATAGCGTCAGTGATTGATTGACGGCTATCATATTCGCCAGTGGCGTTTGCATCGGTTTCAATGTTATTTACGAATGTAGAGGCATTGAATGTCCGGTCACTCCATGTTGTGGTGTCAATGTTATCATACATTCTGATCCATTTACTATCACGGTAAGAAAACAATCTATTAGGTTGAAAATCTGCACGGATAAAATAGTCACCTTGATTGGGAGAGGTCGGGAACGCGTCACCAGTGACAATTGTCTCACCAGCATCATACGTGCCGCCTGTTTCGTCAGTATAGTTGAATAGGTGATCAGTTAACTGGTGGCCACCGCCGATTGGATCATTCTGTGCGGCACTTT